CGGTGGTTGCCAATTAGCGAGCCTCTCCACAATATCGGCCATCACTTCTCTCCTGTCAGGGTGAGTATGGCGGCGGCGACAGCAACGCAAGCATCAGCCTTGGCCCCCGCGATAATTGATTGTTGATCGTTTGAAGCCTGCCATTCGACGGTGCATTCTTCTTCGTATTCATCTCGCTTTTCGTTCGCCACCTTCGCGGCCTCGCTCAGAACCAGGTCGCGGATAGTTTCTGCCTCCGCTCTCAGCCGCTCCACTTCCGCGATGAGGGCGGTGGGGGCGGGACGGGATGCGAGCATGGCGCGGTAGGAATCTCGAATGTCATCCTCACAGAATGTTCCAACTAATTCGCCGTCGATCGGTTCTTTTTGTGAACCGTGCCTTGGAACAGAGGTGTTCTGTCCGTTACGGTTCCAATCAATTTCGTGGTGGCCCTGATATATCATCGCCTCTGTCGGCTCTAGCGGCACCAGCACCCATCCCTCGCTCTCAAGAGCGGAGAGGGCGGCGGTGAGGGCGCGGGCCAGCCGTTCTGATTCTGCGACCGCGCTTTTCTTGTCGCAATGCCGCATCGTTGGCAGCCGCGCCGCTGGGTTCCAGACCAGATAGCCGGGGTTGCCTGTATATCCATCCATCTTCACCACCTCATCACCTTCACTTTGCTGTTGCGCTTGTCTGGACACGTGCCGATCCCGAATTCCTCCGGCTCATGCCAGCCGGTCTTCACTGTTTGTTTTAAATAAAATTCATTTGGCTTAGTTCCAAGCGCGCCTTCATGAAACCACAGGCGCACGTTTGGTTTAGCGCAAATCTTTCCTCCGATCCGCTTGAAGTACACAACGGAGATTGCGGCGGCACTAAGTTGATTGCCCTCAAGTACCACGTTATATTTAAGCAGCTTCCATTGTTTAGCAATCGCTATGTGGAGATTGACGTAACCCCCCGGCCGCTCACCAATTTCAATCGTCTTGGCCTCGGCGGCGGAAGTTGTAAGCAGTAAGATTAGAAGAAGTCGTTTCATTTTTCACCTCACATTGCTGAACGGGTTCTATCTTTCGGCATGTAGACTCGTTGGCCGTTTGCGTCTTTATCCAGGCCAAGAATTTTCGCCGCAATGATCTGGCGGAGAAGTGGTTCAACTGCGACAGTTGCGACACGGGTAGCAAGAAACTCATACACCATTGGTTCGGGCATTCCTGTCTTTTTCTTCACAAGATAATCGTAGCAGGCGTACCAAAGTTCTTCAATAATCTTACTCGATCCCCCGGAAGTGAAGGACTTGAAAACCTCTGGCATGTTGGCTTCAGCCTCGATAAGCCAGCCAAGAGCACGCTGATAATGTTCGAGGGTGATGACGAGGGAACCGCCCGCATCTACACAGGCCACCATGCAAAGTTTGAGAAGCTTAGCTGTGCGGCGGGTATTATAGTTAAGAAGCTTTGGGTGATCAGGAACGGGCGGGCCACCTGCGTTATACCACGCTGTAAGGGTTTCAATTACGTCAGGCTTGAAGGTACACTTACCGTATAACTCACGAATGGATTTGATTTGCTTTTTCAGCAACTCAAACAAATCCTTATCTGTTGTCTCTACGCCGAATAGGGAAGGCCGCGCCATGACGCCGGAATAAATCATAATAACTCGAGACATGAAGCCTTGATCCCATGCACCCTCTGGAAGGAAGGTTCCGAGGTAAGAGGGTGTTCCGCAAGCGAGCATGTTAACGCACGGATTGTCGATTGTGTACTCAAGTTTCGCTGTTCTCTTCCGCTCTGCGTAACGCTTGCCATCGTAGAGGTCGGTAAGGGTGGCGACGAATTCACCGCTGTACTCGGTGAGGAAAACGCCCAACTCATTTACCGCGGCGCATACGCCGTTGTAGCTGATAACGGGCGGCGTTTCGGTTGGCCGCACTACGCGCTGCTCGCCATGCCGCAAGGAGTCTACGAAGGATTGTGCGCTGCATGAACTCGGTGCCACGTTAATGTTCTCAGTTGAGAGCCAAAGGTCCTGCACGACAGAGGAAAGCACGGTTTTACCTACACCTGGCGGGCCGATTAGAAAAGTGTACATATTCGGGTAAAGGTTCGATCCCAAAGTGTAAACCCAAACTCGTCGTTCAAGCGCGCCCGCCACTGCCGCAATCGCCGCCCACTTTCGCCAAAGCTCACTTGATGGAAGGTTGTGAGTATATTGGACAAAGGTGTCAATAAACCCTGTTGCCATTTAAAAATTCCCCCGGAGCGACTCGCTTGTCATGCCCCTTATATTTTGCGAGGCCGAGAGGGTTTGACTCTCCCGCATCACCCCAATTCCAGCCAACTTTCACATCACAAGGGACGATAAACTCACGATCATTTTTAAGGATAAGCGGGGCACGGAAAAGATTTACAAGCTGGGGTATTAGTTCATCTTCCATTTCGCCGGGGTACTGCAAAAGAAGTGAGTCATGTACTTGGACGAGAAGCTGGCAAAGATTGGCCCGCCAGATATTAAGCATGGCTTTATTGATTTCATCGGCGGTCATGGATTGAGGCTCGAAAGCTATAGCCGCACGTATCGTAGCTTGGTCGGTGGGGTGTCCGAAAAACCAGCGGCGTCTACCAAACTGCGTGGTGATTTGCTGATTGGTACGCAATGCACTTTTGACTGCGTTATGCCAGTTAGGTTTGCTGCTTGCTCCGTCATCAGTAAGAACGCACCCGATGGCCGGAAACGCATTGAAATAGTTTCGCTGGAAAGCGACGATGGCCTCCTTTTGAACACGCGAGTGTTTTGCCATAGTAGGAGGCTGCCCATAATAGTTAGTTCCATGACCAAGCTTTTTAGCGAGGTCTCGGTAAGATAACCCTCGATATGCAATTCGATCCGCGATGGCTCGGTTTGCTTTGGCGTCCTCGGTCCATGACAAATCTCTGTTCGCCATTGTACAGACGGTAGTGTGGAGGTCGCCGCTTTCACAAGCGTCAAGGTATCTTCCAGCATATCGCTCGCCATAGGCGCGAACGAAAAGATTCCAGCATATCGCACCCACGTTACGCGCATCAGCCTGCTCCAAATCTATGTTAGCGAATTTCATTCTAGGGTCTGGGATAAAAACGGAACGAAGTTCCCGATCTACGTTTTGCAGGTTTGTCCCGGTTCCGAAGTCAGACATGCTGGAGGCAAGACGGCCCGTGTCCGTGCCCGCGATGTTGAAGTTGCTGCGAATTCTATTGTCAGCGTCGATAGCGGTGGAAAGGAACTGCCGTTTCTTATCGAGGTCTCGGAGAGCCAGTAGGCGAACGGCGATTGGGAGGGCGTAGTGATAATTACAGAGTTTCTCCAAAGCGTCTCGGTCAGTTGTTGCGGCGTACTTACCATGTGCGTTGCGCTTTTTGATTTCCTGAATGTTGAGAACTTCGTAAAAGAGTTTCTTAAGTTGGGCCGGGCTGCGCCAGTTAATGCTGACGCCAAGACCGCCCCTTAGAATGTCCGAAAGCTGGTCGCTGATTTCCTCAATCTTCCCCGCGAAAGACTTAAGAACCTTGTCGCGCTGGTAGAGATCGACACGAAGGCCGCGCATAGACATTTCGAGGATCGGGGCCTGAAGAGATTTGGACAGTGCGTATGTCGCGCCTGACACGTTGTCGAGTAGGGGCTCAATCGCTTCGAGAACCTCCAGGGTGACACAACAATCGAGGCCGTTGTAAATCCAATCCCGGTGATCCTGAGAAGGGATGAGCGCGGGGTCGGTAATACTGGCGGTGTTGACAATTTTCATGGCTGGACGAACGTGATTTGAATACCGAGAGTGCGGGCGAATTTAAGTTCCTCATTAACTCCGTGAGACGTTTCGTAACCGGGGAGGCAAAGAACCTCAAAAGCGTCCGCGTTATTCAGCATACCCAAGCAATAATCGCGCCAAAACTCAAAGTCGCAGGGCATGTTGTGAACAAGAGAAAGCTGATGACAGTGAAGAATGGGGGAAAACATAATGCGGCCGATTTTCAGCTGCTCCGCAACATAGCGCATTACGCTGTAGTAGCGATGCGTTTCAAGACCAGGCTCGATGCTGGTGTATGGGCTGGCAACGTAGATCATTCGTCCCCCCTTTTCAGTGTATCAACATCTCGCATGAATTTCCACCGGGCCTCGCTGGTATAGACAGAACCGAGGAAGCCGAGCCCCTTTTCTAACTCGATGAAGAGGGCGTGGTGGAGAAGCATTGTGTCTTCGACGAGGTTCGGTGTAGTGATACCGTAACCTCGCCAAAGTCGGTGAGCGTCGTATAGGAAATTTTGTCCGATGATTTTTGAATGGTAACACCATCTACGAACGAAATCCCAGGCGGAAAGCTCATCATCGACAGTTTCCCAATAAGGTTTCTTATCGGAGAGAATAAACGGTATGACAATGGCAAGCTCCATAGTTGGGGCGAACCCGATGCAGGTTACGTAGTTACCGGAAGTCTCAATATCAACAGAGACGCGGCGGGCGGGAATAATATGTTCGCGCTCGAAACGGGCAAGATCATCGAGGGACGGCTCTAACCAAAGCGTCCTCAACGGACGACGAATTTCCGGGAACGTAGCTTCTTTCGCGGCTTTCGCCAAGTCGGCTAAGAGGATCGGGCGGCGGGACCAGTCACGAAAAAGGTCGGAAGGGTGGTAAGTTGGAAAGGCCTTTCCGTAGATTGTCCGCAGCGACGCGCCCCGAATTCTCGTAAGATTGCCGGGGATGCCAAGACTCCAGCAAGCAACAGCGCCCAAACAAAGAACAAGATTAGGGCGAAGGCGGGAGAGGGTTTCACGGAATGTTTTAAGAGCATTGGAGTACTCGATCTTGACGTATTTACCTGACTTAACTGCGCAGGTTCCGGGGATACCTTCGGACTTCGGCCCGACAATCTGCCGAACATCGTGGCAGCGGAAGGGAAAGATAGTGAGGATTGTTGCGTCACGCGGCTCAATCCCCGCATCCCGAAGCATTCCGAACATGAGTTTTTCGGTGCCTTCGGGCTGAAGAAAATCGTTGATGATGACGAGATTAGTCATTGGCGATTTTCGCATATCCTGCAATGTCGTCCCAATGATCACGGGTCTTTGAGTCACCGACCAAGATACGGGCGATTTTAGTTGCGATGAGGTCGAGGGACTCGCGTTGACAGGAAGTCAGGGAAGAGTAACCGTATGTACGGTAAATGTCCTTGATTTCCTGCGCGACGGTAGCGGTCAACTCGTAGGGGCCGTGGGTGGTTTTCCGTTCGGTGATGAGGTCAGTCATAGAAGGTGTCCCTTGCGCGCTGGAAGAACTCGGGATCTTTTTCAAGACCGAGGACCGAAGAAGCCCCGCGAGACGCTGCAACTCGGATTGCGTTCGCGCTTCCTGCAGTTGGATCAAGGACCCTAGAATACTCATCGACGGTCATCCTGAAAAAGTGGGAGAGCATAGGTTCGGGTTTCTCGCTCATGTGAATGCGCTTAGTAGAGGGGCCGGCCCACGAACCAGCTACTGCTTCGACCACTGGACGGTCCCCACGGTGAGCGAAAAAGGCTGTTTCATAAGTTCTTCTGAAGCCTCTTCGAGGATCGGGCAGTATCCCGGAGTTGTCTGACTTGTGCCAAATAAGAGGGAAGGGATTAACTTTCCATCCCATTCGAGTAAGACGCTCAAAAGTTTCGGTGTAGTGAACCATCGAAAACCAAAATATAAGATGAGCACTCGGGTCAACGAGGGTCTCCATTGAAGCTTCGAGGGTGTCCAAGAGCCGGAAGTAAGTTGCAATAGAGTCATCATAACCCCCAAAGACAGCGATGTTTGCGCCCTGCTGCTGATTGTCCGCGTTGATCCCGTAGGGGAAGTCGCAATGGATGAAGTTGAATTTCGGGCCGGAGTAGGCGGGCGCCCACTCGTTGAAGTCTGCGTTGAGAAGGGGAGCTTCTTTGGCCTTGGGCCGGTCAAGAATGTCATCGAGGGTGGAAGCATTGCGCCGGGCAGTTGTGCGGGCGACGATGTTGCGGGCTTCGCTGAATTTCACAGCGTTGTGTACGCGGGACTCCGGATTGGCCATCTCTTCCTTAACGGCGAGTTTCTGCCCGACCTCACGCGGGGTCATGCCGAGGGCCTCGGCCGTTTTCACCTGCGTCCACTCGGCGTCGGCGGTACGCTTTAAGCTGTGATACTTGGAAATCGCATCGCATTCTTCTTGCCAAGTAAGGGATTTCCGCTTGATGTTCTCATCGAGTTCGAGAAGCTGCAGTTCGGCCTCATCGAGGTCCTCGACGTATTGAACCATAATGTCAGTCCAGCCGAGAAGCTTGGCGGCGGCAAGGCGATTTTCACCCGCACGAAGCTGACCGTCACGCTGAATCACGATGGGATTGATCTGTCCCACAGTTGACATGGAGGTTGCGAGGGATGCCACGGCCGACTCATCGAGTTCTTTCCGCTGGCGATTTTCCCTGTCAACCCAGATGGAGGAAATGGGAACTGCTTTGAATACACCACTGGTCATATCGCGCCTTTTGCACAGAGAAGGATGACGGCGAGGAAGAGAAGGAAGAGGAAAATGTCCACGGAAGAAATGGGAGGGCCGAAACCCTCCCCCACCTGAATTAAATAATCGGCGCAGTCTTGCGGACTTCCGCATACTGGATTTCCGGGTCATTCTTATCCGTCCGCCACTGAACGGTGGCAAGACACTCATTCCCCGGTGCCGCGGCCATAGCCTCATTGAGGGTACCGCCCTCAGACAACCGCAGATGGTCGATGAGGAAGGTCTTGAGACGGAAGCTGGTGCGGTCATTATTCGCCGTCGCTTCAGCCGTGTCGTCCTTGATGTTGAACATAAACTGAAGCCGGACATTCGCGGCGGGGTTAGCGCCGAGTCCGCCGAACTGTTCAAGGGCCTCCGTGTCCACATTCTCGAGGGCTTCGAGAAGGGCAAGGCGGAAGCTGATCGTCTGCCAGTTACCGTCTGCCGTTTCCGCGACTTCAGGAACCTTCGTGACCTTCACTCGATACGTTCCAACTGGGACGTTCGGAGGGCGCTTAACTTCATCAAGTTGACGATTGAGGATGGAAGAAAAATTAACAGCCATTTTACTTTTTGTCCTTGAGGTTTGAGAAGATTGTTGCGAGCCCCGAAGATAGGTCAAGGCGATCTGCGATCTTAAACGGGGCAGAGGTTTTAAGATCAACAATTCCAGTAGGTAGGGTGCGAAGCACGCGCTTCACATTCTGGCCTGAGCCGGAACTCTCAGCCAAAATCAGATTGTTGAAGTAACGAGGGATGATCGGCCCCATCGCCTTGCCGACTGCGTTGGCGAAGCCCTTCACGGTCCCGTCAGGAAGTTCGGTGAGATTAACGTGGCTGATGACGATGAGGTTGGTCGCGAAGTCCTCGCTGGTAAGAAGGGCGATAGCGGACTCGACGGCCTGCTGTGCGGCGTAGAACCACTGACGAGGGTCTTTTGTGCTTGGGTTGGCGGACTTGGCCCACTCAAAAGCTGCGCGGGAGAAAGCAGAAAGAGAGTCGAGAACGAGGATAGTATTGTCGCCCCACTTGGATGGGTCGGAACCATCTGACCATTTGGTCATCAGGGCCAGGGCGTCGGCGAATGCGCGAACTGGCTGAACGATGACCGGCCCTGCGTTCGTGGATTTGTACTTATCGCGGCGAGTCTCGAAGTCCACGTTTGCGAGTTTATCGGGGCAATCGCGGCGAATGTACTGAGCGAGGACATCGAGGCCGTTGTCCAGGTCAAGGACGTGGAGCTTGTACCCGGCCGCGACGAGGGAGACTAGGGAGCCGGTCTTGCCAGTTCCGCTGTCGCCGATATAGAGCATCTTAACGAGGGAAGATGCGTGATGGTCTGCGAGGCTGGTCATTACATAGTTCCCGTATTACGTTCAATCTCACCGGCGCTTAAGGGGGTCCCAGCGCTCGGACTTAATGAAGTCTCCGGCAAGGAAGTTCTCGCGTACAGCTGGAGTACGGCTACATATTCCCCTAAATTCGCATCCGGCATACTTACCACAGCTTGACGAGTTGATGGGGAAATTGTTTTCGTGAGTTGCACGGCGTGTTCGCTCAATAGTGTCCAAGGCGGACTCGAGCCATTCATCAAGCTTTGCTTGGTCCCGAAAGGTGAAACCTCGAGAAAATCGGGAACTTCCAACAGCAATTTGGGCTGCATCAATGATGACTCCTTTGACGGGGGCTTGATAAATGATTTGACCAGCGAGAGTGTAGAGGGACATTTGCGTGTCGGGGTCGTACTGATCGAAGTAGTAGGAAGTGAGGGTCGAACCAGTCGTCTTCTGATCCATCACGAAAACATCGCCGTTGAACTCGACAAGGCGATCGAGGTGGCCCGCGAAGATATAGCTGTCGACCTCGAAGGAGAAGGACAGCTCGACACAGGGGGTGCCGTCTGACTTGAGAACGGTCACGATGGACTCATCCGCGAACTGGTCAATGTACCAGATGATTGTGCGGATCAGGTTCTCGCGAGTCTTGGTCGGGTGGTCGGACTGCCAGGGCTTGCCGACGGGACAGTCATTCTCGTCCATGACCTGATTACCGTGTTCGTCGTACTGATACTCCCACGTTGCGATGAGAGTTTCGTGAATGATTTTTTCCAGCGCCGTGTCGAGATCGTCTCCGAGGGCGCGGAACTTATGATAATGTTCGAGGGCAGTTGCATACCAACCTCCGAAGAGAAGATGAGCAGATTTGCGCTTCGGCTGCCACCCGTCGATCAGTTTGTATTTATACTTGCGGAGGCAGTCCTCGGCAAGTTTAAGGGACGTTGAGTCCCAGGCGAATTGTGCGTCGGTTGAGTCGAAGGAAGTGTTCACAGATCACCTACATCAACATTGAGGTCAAGGCCGGGCTTTTTCGCGCGGCTGGTTTTCGGCTTCACATTTCCGGCCTGCATGACGCCGGAATTGAATTGCTTCTGCCGTTTCCGGTACTCCTCAATGATGAACTTAATATCATCCTTCGTGCATTGCAGCGGGTCGCGGGCGAACAGTTCGGCTATGTCACTCAATTTCAATCTCCATTTCGATTGAGCCTTTGTCGATCTTCGTTTGGATGAAGCGGCGGATGACATTGCGGATGACTGTCGCCGCGCCAAGTTGCGGGTAGGTCATGCGGATTTTTTCGTAATCCCCCTCGAAGAGGAAGAGAGTGTGCTTACGAAGTTCTTCAGGTGATTTCTTCAATGTCAACCTCCAAACCTAGATCATTAGACGGCTCGCCGTCGGGGGTTTCGTACTTGTCCTTGCGGATGATCCAGATTTCCCCGCCGAGCTTCACGACAATTCCAATGTCCTTGAAGAGGGGGGTTTTGTAGATTTCTTGGTAGAGCTGGTTCTTGAGCGTCTCGGGACGGTCAACCGAAACGACAATACCGTAGGGGGTGTCAAGCGCGTGATAAAGAAGCTCTGCTGCGCGGCTCATTCAAGCTGGAGATAAAGCTCCCCTCCCCACTTCGTCTTGGACGTGAGGTAGCCGGTGAGCGTGGCGCCGGTGTCAAGCTGGAAGGCGTACTCGGCGGCAGTCTGCCGGTCGATGAAGCCAATCATCTCATCGCCAGAGTGAACCTCGATGGCGTTGAAATCGTGCTCATTTTCAGGATCGCGGCGGAAAGTGAGGGGCGTGTTAAGCTCGGTTTCCTGAAAGCGGAGCTGACCGAGGACGGGGCGGAAGTTAACACCTACGAGGCGGGGCATTGGCGGAACTCCTTGAGTAAGAAATGCTGCCGGGATGGGGGAGGATCATCCCGGCAGCCTTGAGGTAGAACTGGACTAAATGTCCAGGTCCCCCAAACCGTCTTCCGAAGCCTTCTCGGCGGCGGCGACACGGCGCTTGGCCTCCTTCTGGACCTTTTCGGTCGCAGCGATCTCGGCCACCTTGGCCTCGAACTTCTCCTCGTCCACGTCCTTGAGGCGCTTGCCCTTGGCGGCGAGGGCCTTCTTGACCAGCTCGCGAGCGATACGGAGGGCTTCGCGCTCAACCGGGTCGATCGGCTCGCCACGGCCAGCGGACGGCATCGAGAACTCGTACTTGGCGTCGTAGTCAGCAATCGCGGCGGCAATATCGGCGAGGGTCTCGACCGACCCGCCTTCCTTCAGGGGAGTGCCGTCGAGGGCGGCTCGAACCCGCTTGCGGAAGTTGTTCGAGATGTTTTCGCCACGAAGCTGGTTGAGGGCCTTGGCTTCGGCCTCATTCAGGGAATGACCCGCGGCATACGGAGCCGTGATCGGGAATTCCTGCTCATACATGGAAATGGTCTTGCGATTTTCGTCAGACATAATTGGCTCCTTGGCCTGTTTGGGTGGTTAACGGGACGATTATAACAGAACTGAAAGAAGGGTGCAAGCGAATTCTTGAGATGGGTATGGCGGATGAACCCGGTTCATTAGCCATATTACGAACTCATCTTTTCTTTTTCCTTTATCAGCGCTATTCGCAACTTCGGCATACAGACATATGTGGAAATTTCCTCACTTTTATCGCTGAGAACTTCAAGAAGTTTCAGTTCCTCTTTTGTCACCTCCATCGGAATATAGGTTGAGTCGTCGCAGCCGTCTAACATTACTGTGATCTTGGTCTTTTCCATTATACACTCCATCCTTCCGTTGTTACATAAGTGAGGGTTTGCTTGGCCCGCGTCTGGATCACGTACTTCAGGTTTTTATCCTGCCCCTCGTCGTCAAGGCGGAGGATTTCCTGATCGAGGAAGAAGACGTGATCGAACTCGAGGCCCTTGGACTTGTGCCCAGTCATGAGAAGGATTGGGCCCTGTGAGTTAAAGATATGCTCCGCGTAGGCGAAGGCATCGCCGAGGTTATCCCCGGCCTGCGCGAAGATGGTAAGGCAATCGGCCTGATCGTTGATCGAGCCGGGGGAGCGGGTGCGCTTAAGCTTGTCGATTTTCCAGGCGTCGATCGCGGCAAGGACTTCGGCCTGCGGCATGGAGGACTTCCCGAACTTCCGCATGATCTTGAGGAGGTTCTTCCCGACATCATTCCCGACGATCTGCGGGTACTTGCCGAGTTTGAGAAGACGCAGGGCCATGCGGAAGAGAGGGGCATTGTTGCGACAGATGATCGCGGCTCGTTCGGGAATGTCCGCGGCGGTCCACTTGGGAAGGGAAGTGACGGTGCCCTCGACTGCCCATTCCGGCCAACGCATGTGAGGTGCGCGCCACTGAGCGGCCTTCACTACACTGATCGGACAGCGGAAGGAGATGGAGAGGATCATCCGGCGCATGTTGAAGCGCTGCTCAAGAAGGGCCATCGAGTTCTGGTGGGCGCCCCTGAAGCCGTAGATGCCCTGACATTCATCGCCTACGGCGGTCAGGCGTTTCTTCGCAAGCTTCCGCAACATCTCGTGGTTGAGGTTGGACAGGTCCTGGGCCTCGTCGACGAGGACGTGAGGGTAGATGGGAAAGGAGGCGTTCTTGAAGAGGGTCGGCATCAAGATTTGATCGTTGAAGTCGATGTTGCCATCAAGGGCGAGTTTGAGGGAGGTCAGGGTCGCCTCGTGGATGATGTTCCATTCGAGGTCGGTCGGCGCGTCATCCAGCCAGGCCTCGAATTCATCGTCGGTCATGAGGGACTTGGAGATAGAGGTATAGTGGCCGTCTGGTATCCAGCCCGCGGTCTTGCCGCCGTCAACTGCCCGCATGAGGTCGGCCATGCGGTCATAGGCGGCGTCTTTAGAAGACTGAGGAAGACGGCCGATGATCTCACTGACGATCTCATAGGTCTTCTTCGTGTTGAGGGTGAGGCGCTTGCCGAGAGCATCGGCCCAGGCGCGGTGGCCGAGGGAGTTAAGGGTCATCGCGGTGCAGTTGCCGGGAAGGCGTTCCGTCATTTCATCTGCGATCTTCTTGTTAAAGGCGAGGCAGAGAAGCGGCGTAGTGGGTAGGGCCTGGGCGATGAGGATGAGGGTGGAGGTTTTAGCCGCACCCGCGAGGGCAGAGATAAGGATATTATCCTGCGTGTTGCGGACGGCCTCGACGATGGCGAGTTGTTCAGGAGTGGGGGTCATTGTTCTTCCACGCAGTTGAAGGTTAGAATTTCGAACTCAGTTTTGTCACGGGCAGTTTTCGGATTGTGATAGAGGCCGAAGTATTCTTGGTAGTCCTCGGTATCCGCGAATTGCCGTTCGAGGGCGCCGCGACAGTAGACGGTGAGGAGGCCTTTTGCGTCTCCGAGTTTGAAGAAAACTCGCGGCGGGCCTTTCCAGTCTTTCACGTCGTAGAAAGTTATCCCGTTGACTTTTGGCATTAACTGGCCAGTCGGCTTGTGGCGGATCATGTAGATTTTCACTTGAGGGTTCCCCTGTACTTGACAATCATGTTATGAAGATCAACACGGAGTTTTCGAGCTTCGCGGCGGACTTGCGGTGTAGTTTCCTCATCTTCCGTTATCGCGCGAAGACAGGCATCTGCGTACACGGCCTGTCCGAGCCGGGCGAACCGCATCCAGCGCCTAGCCCTCGCCGTACTGACTGAAGATTTCGTCGAGGATTTCTTTGAACTGCTTACGCTCATCTTCGCTTTCCCACTGATAGCCTTTTCCGTAGATGGACTTGAGGCGGATTTTGGTTTTCTGCCTAATCTGGTGGACGTAGACGACGATGCAGTTCTTTGCGTTTTCCGGCTCGTCGTCTTGATAGAGGTGGATGATGCAGCTTTCATAGGAGTTGAATTTCCTTTTTGCTAGGTGGTGGAGGAGTTCGAGGGGGCGGTAGCCGACGAGTCCCCAGGGATTAGCGTAGGCCATCGAGAATGTCCGAAACGTCGAGGTCGAGGTCGACCTTTGGGACTACTCGAAGAGCCGGGCGGGCGGCTTCCCATTTCCAGCCCCAAAGTTGAAGGAGGGCCTCTGTGTCTTCTTCCCATGCAGTTATTGTGAAGAAGGGGTTTATGACTCGCTCGCCGTAATACCGGCTCACGCCGAAACGATAGCAAACACAGGCCATTATGTGCCATGTGTCCTCTACCGCCGGGTAGAACATGAGATGCGGGACGACGGCGACGGGCGAGCCCTCCCACACCAGCATGGGCATTCCCCGCTCATTCTTCGGTCGATCCGGGTCTCTCAATCTCATTTACTATCTCCTTGATGAAGTCATCCTCGTCGATTTTGATTGTGGAAAAGTCAGGGACGGAAATCGGGGGCGGTACATAGCTAACTGCGTCGCCCGAGAGGGACGTGAGGTTGCCCGAGATTTTTGCGGGCTTGAGGATGATGGTCGGGCCATCGAGGCGAAGGACAAGGTTGGAGTAGCGAAGATTGCCCATCGCGCTGACGAGGGAACGGAAGCGGTTCATCCTGTGTCGGAAATAGGCGGCCGCTTTCTCGCTTTCGAGAGTGTAGCGAGCGCCGTCATTCGCAACTGCCGCCTCGAAGACCATTCGTTCAGTCGGATAGGCGTTTGGGTCTTTCGGCATTGGCATTAGAGTAAGTCCTCAATATCAATTTGTTCAGCTTCTGGATGGCGGAGACGCCATGCCTTGACGGCCTCATCGACTTGCGCCTGGGTAAGAAAACCGGGCGAGGCGATTTTGGACGGGGCGAGTGCATCTTCGCGGAGCATCCGGTGGATCAGGTCCGCGGTTCCGGAGAACAGGCGAAACGAGATACGGACGCCCTCACGCGAAAGAATGAGGGCGTCCGAGGCAGCTTCAATTGACCAGTCGGCCATAGTGGTTCCACGTGAGTTGGGTTATATCGTATTCGGCCTGTGCAAGACTCCCAAGAACATTCTCGAAATAGATTTTTCCGAGTTCGGGGTCAATCTCGTGAGTGTCTTTATGCTTGCGCGTAACTTCCTGAATTTCAGCAAGAAGCCGACAGCCAAAACACTCATAGTCACTCATTCGCTTCCCCACGCATCTGGCGAAGAATGCGCTCACGCCCGGCGAGATGGGCGGCGAAAGTTTCGCTGGTTTGAGTGAGAAGGTTCCCGAAGGTTTGGATGAAATCGCCCAAGGCGGACTCGATCTGCTGACCGAGGGAACGGAGGGAAGCAAGTTCCGCTTCAGCGAATTCAATGTCTGAGGTATGCGCGGCTTGCATAGCATCGTTGACCTCGCCAAGCATTCGCTCATTTGCGTCATTCGCACGGACGAGAAGGGCGGTGAGTTCATTGTTGAGCATGAAAGTTCTCCATTTGAATTATGAGGGATTGGAAGGCGGCCTCGACAGTTTTGTGAGTCTCGTTATATGGGGTGGTAACTTCAACCCGATCCCAAGTTGCGAAAGCTCGTGGACCGGAAATTGGGTGTTTGTAGATAACCCATTTCCAATCCAGCCATCGCCGCTCGAAGTCGTTGATGAGTTCTTGAAAGGTTGTCACGGCCAGAAACCTCCATAGGTTGCGATGATGGGAAGGGAAAAGCAGTAGAGGAAGAAAAGGGCGCCTTTGAGGAAGGTGATCATTTGAATTCATATCCCCAATCATCTGTACCCGGGCCTTCAACCGGCTTAACTGTGTAAGTCCGAATAGGAGAAGTACTGACACCTTTTCCACAGCATTTAGTCTTGGCGATAACCATACAGTCTAATGAAGACGCGTTTAGTTCTGCTGCCTTAGAGAGTTTAAGTGTTTTGTTACAATGAGGGCAGCGCATCACAGGCCCTCACCGGTAGTGTATTCGTGCTCGATGTAGAGGCATTCGGTTGCGGAAACTCCTGCGTTGTCCCGCGCGTTTTCCCTTGAATTATAAGGCCCGCTTATTCTGCACTCCCCGCCGATGAGATACACATTCACCCACCCTTTCAGGACGCGCTTCTCGGGAAGGGCGGGGAGAAGGTCGAAGGGGTGAGGATGGCCAGACGCAAAACGCCGACCGTTGTCCGCCCAAGATGCCGACACCCATTCACCGTTCACCTTGACCGCGCCATGAATAGGATTTTCCTGCTGTCCTTCGTACACCGCGTAAATCACCTTCTCGTACCCGCCCCGTGTGAGGGGCTGCCACGCCTTCATCTCCCGCCGCCGTCATTGTCTATCGTGTCTGTGTCCCAATCGCCGGGAGCAGCTTTTGCCGCCGCCCCTGCCAGCCGCTTCCACTCATCAAGTTGCTCCGGGGTGATGGTCATATCGACACTCCGTCAATTTCGATCCGCCCGTAGCTGCCAAGATGGATTTCCGTACAGGTGATCGCCATGACCGCGCCGCGCCGGATGAGGGTTCCGACAAACCGGCTTTCAATCTCGGAGGCGATTTCATAGTCCTCCGATTCCAGCGTGATCGTGTTGCCGCAATAATCCTTGACGGTTCCGGTGGCGATCAGCGCCTTGATTTCATCGACGACCGACTGAAACAGTTCGGTGGTGATGTCTACGAGCGCCAAAAAATGGCCGTCATAGCAATAGTCAAAATACTCGCCTGTGCTGAAACAAAACAGGGTTCCGGCTTTGACTTTGCAGTTGTTATCCATCATCACCAGTCCACTTGCCTGTACTGTGCGATCGTCCATCACGCGGCCTCCGGCTCAACGAGTGAGTTGGGATCGGTAGCAACAATGCCAATCAACCGCGCAACCTCATCAGCGCTGCAATATCCCTTCACGCTGTCGCTCTCGCCCTTGAGGGGGACTAGATTGCCTTTCGGATTGATTACGGCAATCTCGGCACTTGATTTGGAATACCTGTTCATTTGCCGTGGAGCGTCCCACGGCTCATCAAAGTTACGCGGGTCTGCGTAGTTTCCCTGTCCCCACTGAACAGATATGAGCCATCCATTAGCAAATGTCATATGGAAGCCTTTGTGATCGGTAATACTGAACATCACACAGTCTCCTTATTATTGGGCTTATTAAAAAGCCCTGGTTTATTTTCCATTTGTTCCTCTGTCATCAGCATTAATTCCCGAACCTCTTCGTAGGTGCGGCCGGGGGTGTCGTTGTAGACGATAGCGCCGTAAAGGTTGAAATTTTCCCGGACTACATCTGACGCGACTGAATAATATATATCTGCGTCAGGTTGCTTAAGGCCGGGAACCAGTTTAGTAGAAAACAGCGCGCCCCAAAAGCAGAAAGAAACGGGGTTAACTACGTCTTCAACTCCGTCTTTATTCCGGGCCACCGCGTTCTGAGTCCACTTATCCTTCGTCAGCCATTCGCTGAGTCGGAAGGGAATTTCCTTTGTCCCCTTGCAGTGCGGGCAATCTTCCCAGTGGGCGTCGCCGCCGTCGGGGCCGATTTCTACTTGGCCGTGTTCGCAGTATGGGCAGGGAATTCGGGGCAGAGTCATTGGGCGTTCTCCTTCAGTCGGTTGAATTGCATCTCGATGAGTTTGAGGGCCGCGTAGTACTCGGCGTCGACGAGCCTGTTTCCGCGTTCGTAGTCAGACCAAAAGTCGTGGCCCTCAGGGGTTTTAGCCCAGTTGAAAGCGAATGAAAGTAGCTGGATATTTCCCGGGTCTTTAATCAACTTCTTAAAATAATCCGGGGCGAAGTCGGACTTTTTCATTTTTCTATACTCGGTCATTTTTGGCCCTCAATCCAGAATATCTTCGTCAGTCACGAAAAGCACGGTTCCGTAGAAGTCTGGAATGCGCGCGGAGCCGAATGTCTGCGAGGCCTTGACATTCGGGGGGAGGCCGTAAAGGTGGGCTTCCTCGTTCATGATGAGCTGGCCTTCGGGGAGATTGAGGATTTCAATACATCCGCCGACGAGGCACTGATAAAGCATCAGCTTGTCATCACATGTAATGATAGCCTCGTTTTCGTCGCCGTTCATGAGATAGATTGTAAGTGCCATGTGTAACTCCTTTGCGATTTGCAATGAATAGCAAATCCCAAGCGGGGACGCTGCCGCCCCCGCCGAGGATTTGTTATCAGATACGGCGACCGCCACGGCTTTCGAGGATGACTTCTGTCACAACTGTCCGCGTTGTCGTCCCGCGATAAGGAGTATACCCTTGATACTTCGTCTCGCGGTGTTCGGCGACGAAGTGGATTGGCTGATCCATGTCGCTCGGACAGTTTGTGTTGCCAAAGCGTCCAAACTTTTCCTCCTTACCGACGTATGGGACCTTTTTCATTCTTCCGTTCCTTTGAAAAACACGTTTCTTGTTTCGTGTGTCAGGTAAGTATAACTACGCAAGCCAAACTTAACCGGAATGCGGAAATGATCTGGCCGTGTTTTCCAGCGTTTTGTGTGCCCGTTACGCCGAATTTTGTACTCGGAACCCGTATGAAGGCGGATGAAAAGTTTACCGCGATCCAGCATAGGTTCGAGTACGCGTAAGGGTAAATCAGCTCTGATCATGCCCGATCCACCGCAGCCATGAACGCGCCGACGCGGCGGAACTTGCTGATCCAGTCCGGTCCCATCTCGAAAGCGACCTTAGCCCAGAACAGCTTTTCGTGTTCGTCCATTCCTTCGCAGCTGTCATCGCCGTTCAGGTTTTCCATCAGGATTTTCGCCCAGATAACCGGCCGATCGAAGCGAAGCGTGACCTGATGGATGGTCGGCTCGAACATGCCGAGTTCCCAATCGGCCGGAACCTTGTTCAAGCTGTCAATGGCCGCGCCAAGGGTGGTTAATTTTGTCGTAATCGGGTAGTTGTTAATGGGAGTTTCGTTAGTCATTTTCATCTCCATGTGGTCGCCGGGCACTGTGCCCTAACGTACCCCGAGTGGGCGGGATATGAAGCCCGCCCACGAAGGCTGCGTTATGTTAGCGGGCGTTCCGCCTTGCGCGAGACTTGCGGACAGTAACGCGCATCTCGATCCACCAGTCGGCGGCGCCGCGAGTGTGGAAGTCAACAGTCTCGCCCGCATCAATCGCGCGGAACATGAGTCCGAAAACCGGGTGCGTGAAAGTAGTAATCATTGTCAGTTTCCTTTTATTGGTCGCTCTTATAGCGTACCCCAGGTTAGTCGACATGGGAGCCGACTAACCAAGGCTGCGTTAGAATAACGTATTACTTATCGAATGTTGCACCAGCCTTAAAACCGAAAGCAAGCGTTTCTATCAAATCTTTATTAATGGGGAATTGCCCAACTCCGGCAGAGAGCCCTGCTTGAAAGGCTAATAGCAAAGTTCCTTCCCACGGATCAATTTTATGTTTTGCCATAACGTCCAGTAATTCATCTGAAACCGTTTCATATTTTTCCAAAAAAGATTTATCAATCACGGGCATTTGCGTTTTCCTTTCATCGGTCGCGCCTATCGCGTACCTCGGGTTAGCCGTGAGCCGACTAACCAAAGCTGCGCGGCAGCTAGCCTGCAAGTATGTCAAAGACCGCAAGCAGGGCGATGAAGAGTACCGCGGTAAAGGCCGCTAGGATGAGTTCCGGCACGAAAACCTCCCTTGTTACGACTAACGAAGTTACGACTAACCAAATCGCGGGCATTGTGGTGAGTATACCACAACTGGCCGCGCGTGGCAAGCCATATCGTTAGCTGCGGCGCGGCG